TTCAAATCCACCAGACATGACACCCTTTCCCGTTCTTATCGCATTACTCACATCTGCATCTGCTGCCTTCGCAGGTAAGACCTTCTGCTGTCTAAACATGTTAAAGTTGTTGTATCCTCTTACCAAGATGTTAAGTCCTCCTTGGTAATTTACATACATATTGACAACCAAACTACGCAAAGTATCTCCTCTTATTCGTTTAAAATTAGCAAATCGTTCAGTGGTCTTTTTTTGTTGTTCAGCAATCCTTTTTTGTTCTTCTAAATCCTGACTATCCGTTAGGCTACTGATATCGCTTACGTCGCTCATTTCACTTGCGGTATCATCCATTTCATCCATCACTTGCTGTAACTGTTCCAAAACATTGTCTACTCTTCGCTGTCTTCGTCCCATAGTAGATACAGTTCCTCTAATGGATGAACTTGCAGAACTACGAGAACCATCTCGGGTAGTATCTAAACTACGAGAACCACGAGAACCACGAGAACTTGTATCCATCGTAAATGAACCCAAACTATCATCATCGTCATCTTCATCCAAATCTACAAGTCCCGCATCTGCAAAATTGTCATATTTTATTTGTAGAAAATCTATACTCGCCAATACATTAAATGCCTTTTCAGCCTCATTGTTGCATTCTTCCTGAGCAGCTTTTACATCGCTTAATATCCCAAGGTCGGTAAAGCGTATAACCCTTACATAGGCTTTGACCACACGTAAAAAACGGGTAATAGATTTTGCCCCAACAATAACGATTTCTATTGCTTTTAAAATCTCAGCGGTGTTATCCAATTCAAGAACTTCGCTTGCTTCGCCATAGTATGCGTTGATTTGTCTAAAAAGAACCGTTAAATCTTGAAAACGAGCTATCAATTTTTCGGCCAATACATCGGCACTTCCATTAGATAAATCCTCATCTGGTTTGTTGGTCAATTTAGCAATCCCGCTATTCATAGCCTTGATCACACGTCGTTTTGCACGAGTCAATCCCGCTTCCTCTGTCGCTCCTTGATTATAGAGTGGAACTGTAGGCATATATAATAACAATATATATTTTATTGTAATTATAATACTTTTATAAACTACTAATACTCTATTTGTATAGTCCATGCTTTTTTACATACGATGATGCGTCTGTCATCTTCATCCCGTGTTCTTTCATGACTTTCTTGACAACTTCAGCCCGTCGTTTTCGTCCATCCATAGCACCCCCTTTCATGACTCCAACTCCTGCAAGTCCTCCTGACATGACACCTTTACCACGTTTAACAGGAGCCTTAGAACCACTCTTGCCTGTCAAATACGAAGAAAGGGCGTCTTTTCCAACACTGATAAGTGTATCTTTAATAACGGGTTTCGCTACACTTACAGCATCATCTAAAAGACCTTTTGCTCCTGATGCAAGACCGCTAAGGCTAATACCACCCTTCATCTTGTTTTTTGAACCCTTAGGTCGTCCTCGTCCAACAAGTTGTTTTGCGGTTCGGCCGATGTCGTTAATAGAAAACTTTTCATCCAATATTCCAAGACCAAGTAATTCACGCCCAGCATTTTTAGCCTCGTTTATAGAAAACTTACGGTCCAAAATATTACCGCCCTTCTTTCGTCCTCGCTTTTTCTTTGCTCCACCAGAACAGCCACACGGTTGAGCAGCTTCACACGAAGAACAAGCAGCCGAACCGCTACCTAAAACCTTTTCCATTCCTTTATTGGCTAAGGCTCCAATGACGGCACTTGCAAGAGCAGGACCCGCAATACGTCCAACCGCCATAGCCATTGGTCCAAAAAATCCGCCATCCATAGCCCGCATTTCCGTAGCATTATAGACAGGATAGGCAGCCATCGTTCCAGGAGCTACCATGTGATTTGGAGACACAGACTGCACAAAAGGGGAAACCATACCAGGGGGACGAAGTCCGCCACTCATACCGAGTCCAAGTAATTGACGGCCCGTATTTTTTACGTCGTTAATGGAGAAGCGTTCATCCAATATACTGCCGCCCATTTCACGGAGCATTGGTCCCGTTAAAGGATGAGACAAATGCGGATGATGGCGGATAGTTTTACGAGACAAAGCCCCGTCACTTTCTAAAAAAGCGCCACCTGTCATCGGGTCACCCGACATTTGATGCATGTCATTCGGTTCTCCGTTCGTGTCTCGTTGCATGTTGTATTTTCTCAATGTAGCAAGCAGCCGTTCGTTGTAAGGAGTGTCAAACGCCATGTTATAGTTTCTTGAAGCCATATAATGTAATGCTATATATTAATTTTGTAAAGATGTGTAAATATAAGGAAATTAACATACTAATAGTTGAGTATGTTAATTTTGATAAGGTTCTCTATACTTAGGGTCTGTATAATTTGGTTTTCTTAAAATAAGGATACGATTCGGTTGAAAGTAATACCGAACAGAGCGTAAATCTACGACGTTGTCTTCTTTCATAGATTTGAGACAACGTTCAGCTTCTTCTATTGTTCGCTTACGACAACGCATCACAATTCCTTCTCTTTCAAAATGAATAAAAAAACCATTACCTACTGTAGGAGTGATACCCATATTTATTATTTAGATTTTATTTGTCTCAGTTTATTTCTAATAGCAAAGCTTGGAAAGTTTAGAGCCTGGCTGTGCCGCCATGCCGCCCGACTGAACCCCCATTCCCGTCATACGTTTCAGCTTCTCAGCAAAGTCCCGAACAAAGGGCATTTTTGCGGCAGTCGTTGCTATACGGTTGACCATGGACCCGCCTACCATACGTCCATACTGAACCGAAGACACGGGGTCAATGGCTTCATCATTTGTCTTTGCATCAAGGACCATCTGTTTGGTAAGAATACCTGTGTAGATGTTGGATGAACCCGCCACAGTAGTAAAGATACCCGAATTGACACAGATGACGCAGATTTCAGGAGTGATGGTTTCTCCCTCAATATTGGTCACATTTACGCTGAACTGGAAATTATATTGACCAATTGAACCTGAGCTAAGGAAGTCTGGAAGGCTGAGATTATAAGCTGGTGATAAAACAAGAAGGGACCCTGTGGTCTGCACCTGACTGCCGATACCCGTAGCATTAGCGGCGTTGTTGGTAAATCCGCTAAACTCTGGCCAAGACTGCTGAGAATGGTTTTCAACGGAGATGCGCCACAAGTCCTGAGCAGTAGCGGACGAGAGAAGACCTGAAGTGTTATTGAGATTGACACTAATACTATTAATTTTCAAGAAAGTAGAACTATCCTTGACGGTCTGTGTAGACATTGGCTTACGAACCGAGATAATAAAATAATCTGGAAGCTGGTTAATCTGGATGTTCTGGCTGTTGAGTGTAGCCGACGCACCATTCACAAGCGGACCCGTAGAGGATTGAAGGGACAGATAACGGGGAAGGTCCATGTAGGGGACAATGTTACGGGCCGAGATAAGATCAGTTGGCTGAGTGGAGAGAAAGTTCAGCAGAAGGCGGGTATTTGTGAAAGGATTTGCCTGAACGGCGGTTCCAAGAACGACTGAGTAGTTGGTCGCAGTGGAAGCAGTGGAGAAAAACCGCTTACAGGAGCTGTCAATGTTGAACACGAAGGACATAGCATTAATGCCCACCATTCCCTGCTTGTTGTAGGCGGCATCACCATACACAAATGGAGACAAGCCGAGAAGAGGCTCAGTCACCGTCACGGTTACCGTAATGACGAAAGTATCCAACACGTTGGTAGACACGGGAGAAGTATCAAACCCACCCGTTGAGATAGAATGAACAAGAGCAAGGGTTGCAGGGTAAGCACCACGGGGGTAGAGGTCTCCATCGTAAGACTGATCACTCCAATCACCCAGAGGGTTGTTTGAACCGCCTACACCCGCCGAGAACTGCTTGTAGGCTTGGTCTGGAAGAACAGGAGTCATTCCGTTGTATCGGTAAAGCTCACGGTTGTTATTCAAGCGGAGAATAGAAGGCAAAACGTCCTGAAGATTCACTGACACATTAGTGTTGTTAATCTGTGAATCT